CGTAAGATAGAGAGCGATTCGGTATATCAGCGGTTTTGGGATTGCTTTATGGTGTGCATGCGCCTCACGCAAGGGGAGCGCCTGCAAGTGGATACGAACCTACGGGCTGAGGGCGGGAGTATATACTTTAACTTCAGTACTGTATATAGTATCGTACAGCGCCAATGGTTTGTCCAGTACCGAGAGCAGGCGCCTGGCAAAAGTGAGATGCGCCGACAGCTTAGAGAGGACAGCAGCTATATGGGTGAGGAGAAGAGTATCCGTATCAACACCAACATCAATAGCCCTACCAGTGCTATGAAGATAGACATTGGCAAGTTACGTATTCGTGAGGAGCTATTGGCAGAGATAGAGGTGCAGTACCTTCGTACAGCTTCCCCTTTTGCCCCTGCGACTCCCATAGAGAATGAAAATACCATTTTTTAAAAACTAAAGCGATGATAAAGTATCATGTATTCGACAGTATGCGAGATCTATTGCCTATATGGGCATATCTGAAGAAAAGCTACACCTATGTGGTGGGCTTGTACCGCGAAGGTTCCCTTATAGGCTGTCATGTGGATTCTCCAAGGAATCCTGTAGGATTAGAGCAATTGGTAAAAAGTGTCTTTGATATATTTCCACCACGATTGGAGGATATACAGGACTATGTGAAGAAACATGCTACCCGTATAGAATACAGCTACGAGGATTCGGTAACAGGGTATGATGAAGAAGAACGCCCCATTAAGAATGTAAGGATAAAGGGGAAGAGCGAAGAGCTACCACTAACAGATGAAGAGTAACCAGTGATAAATAAAAAGATATGGATATGGAAATAAAACTATTACTACCAAAGTATCTACTGAAATACATGCGCAAGATGTATGGAGAACCGTATCAGCTCAAGAGTGATAATGATGTAGGCTTGTATCTCTTGCATATCTTGGAGCGCAAGAGTATGGCCTCAGAGTACAAGTATCACCCCCGTAGTGGAGAGTTACATGCTTATAGGATCGCGGTGAATGCTTCTCAGTATGAGAAGAAGGGGTGTATTCTCTCTCAGGAGAAAATAGGATTAGTACTCAAGTATATAGATCAACACTTCCGGAGAGAACTGTACACACAAGCAGTGGTGAACTATCATCAGTTTCAGATCCCGTACAAAGACACCATCCTAAAGCGCTTGGAGATGTACGATATAGAGGAAAGCGACCTGATGTACGAGACCCTACGGAAAGATTTTAATAGGAAAAAGGGGAGGATAGAGGAGCGACTGATTAAAAGTTGTTAGTTGTTAGTGACTAGTTACGAGCGCTCACAGCAGGGAAAAAGTGAATAAGTAATATTTAAAATTAAAATAATGACCATGTATTTTATTACAAAGAAAGAAAGTGAAACTGGTAAAAAGTTTCAAAAGATAGCCGAAAAATTAGAAGTTTGCTTTGAAAATCAAAAAGCATTAGCCGAAAAATACGGATTCACCTCGTGGCGAGGAGAATATTGGGTAGCCGCAGGAGGAATATCATCAGTAATATTTCCTCAAGGCACTACTGTAGACACTAAAGTATGGAAGGAAGTCAGAAATGGTGAATATATGCCACGACTCAACATTAAGCAAGGTAAATCCATACAAGCTGACTTTGACCAAGCCGTTACAATTAGCAAAAAAGAACTTAATGCCTGTATAGGTTGGAAAGAAGGATTTAGCGAGCATATTGGTTTTTCTAAGGCTAATAACGAATACTTTGGTTTTATCATTGAAGAGGATTGGACAGATGTTCCCATTCCTTCGGATTGCACAGAGATAACGACCTCTAAGTACAGAGAACTTTTTGAAAGGGAAAGTCGTAATGAGGATTAAAAATTATAGAACAATGAAACATTTACACCTTCGCAAAACAAAGAAAAGATACAAAAAGAAGTAACAATTATGAAAACAGAACAACTTTTAGGGAAGCTCTCTATTGAGCTGATAAAAAAAGAAGATGATAAATATAGTCTTGCGCTAACATCAGAACTCAATGACACACAAATAGGTGTGATAACAGAGATATTATGTCGGGCGCATAAAGGGGAATTTGAAGAAAAAAGTCGTAAACTGACAGAGAAGACAATAGACGACTTATCAAAAATTCTGTATGTATATGACCGAAAAGTAAAAGGTGAATGGATACCTTATAAAGAGTTACAAGTGACCCCCCTAACCCTCGAAGTCCCCGAAGGGGGGACGAGGGACGACGATTAAAAATTATAGAGAATGAAAATCATTGACCTTTTCAGCGGGATTGGGGGCTTTGCGCTCGGCTTTCAGAGAGCAGGCTACCAATTCACAGAGCATTATTTTAGTGAGATCGACAAACACGCCATCGCAAACTATAAACACAATTTTCCACATGCAAAATACATCGGAGACATTACCACTCTTCACGGAGGAGACTTTACAGACATTGACATTATCTCTTTCGGTTCGCCTTGCCAAGATTTCAGCCTTGCTGGAAGAAGAGCGGGGCTTAAAGGAGCCAAAAGTAGCCTTATCGCGCACGCAATTGCCCTCATTGCTCAGCTCAGACCAAGTTTATTTGTCTGGGAGAATGTTAAGGGAGCACTCACCTCAAACGCTCGTGCAGACTTTTGGGCAATTATCCAAGCGTTTGCCAACATTGGGGGTTATAGACTTGAATGGCAATTGCTTAATACGAGCTGGGTTTTACCCCAAAATAGAGAGCGGATATACCTTGTCGGACATCTTGCAGGAAGAAGTATCCCAGGAGTATTTCCTTTCGGAGAAAATGATAAATTACTTGACAGAAAGACAAGGGAAAAAGGTTGGAGAGGTGGAAATTTCAAATCTTCACTTGCACGAACAATAACAGCTCGCTACTCCAAGATGGGGAGTTATGATACTTATATAGTCCCTAAGGTTGCAGCCACACTCACAGGTGGCGGACATTCAGGAGGTTTGCACTCAGACATGACTGTGATAAGACAACTTAAAAGAGGTAAAAATAAAGGTGCAGACCTCAAAATCTGCCCTACTATATCGAGTAATGCTTTTCAAGAAAATAATCTATTGGGTGGCGTTCGTCGTCTCACTGAAATAGAATGCGAACGACTGCAAGGGTTCCCAGATAACTGGACACAATATGGCGATTATAACGGGAGAATAAGGCGTATCTCAAAAACACAACGATACAAGCTAATCGGCAACGCCGTAACCGTGGATATAGTAGAATTAATAGCCAAAAGATTAAAATTTATAGTAGATGAATTTACACCTTACACTCAAGAAAAACTGGTTTGACCTTATTCTCTCAGGGGAGAAGAAGGAGGAATACCGAGAGATCAAGCCCTATTGGGAAAAGCGGCTTATCGGAAAGAAATATGATAGGATCATCTTTCGCAATGGGTATGGGAAGAACGCGCCATGGTTTGCTATTGAACTGAAAGGGATCACCCAAGGCACAGGAAAGAGCGAATGGGGCGCAGAAGAAGGGAAACTGTACTTTGTACTTAGTTTAGGGGAAATAGTTTTTTTACAAATAAAAAGGGAATGGGAAAAAATAAAAAACGATTAAAATTATAGAACAATGAAAACAGTATTTAAAGTAGGAATGGACGTTTGGGATAAAACAATATCACCAGACAAAGGGAAAGTAATAGAGATTTTAAAGGATACAAAGTATGACTTTCCTATTAAGGTTGAATTTAATGATGGTTTAAAAATTCAATACACTAACGAAGGTTGCTTTGTAAAAAGCAAAGGTGCAATTAATACATTATCTTCTTCGGATTATTCAATTGAACTTGAAGGCTTTGAACAAAAAGGCCCTGCGCCGACTTTTGAGGAAGCAGAAAAAAAATTGAAGCATGATAGGGACAAATATGCTTATTTTGATTTGGAAGGTAGAAATATACTTTATCCTAAGAGTGTTAGTCCTGAAGTGTTTGAAGCTCTTAGACAATTAGTTATTCTTAGGGACTACTACAATGAGGGGTGGCTTCCTGATTGGGAAGATGATAAGAATAAATTTTGTATCTCGGGAGAGAAAGGGAAACTTTGTTTGGAGTTATGGCTCAATAATAGTAGAGTGCTTGCTTTTAAATCACATGAAATAGCCTACAATTTTCTCGAAGAGCAGAAGAAATTATTGGAGAAAGCCAAACCTTTGTTGTAATAGAATTAAACTTGTGAAGCTATGAAAATATACATATCAGGAAAGATAACAGACACGGATATTGAGCAGACACGGGAGAAGTTCCACGAGGCATGTCAGTACTTGATTGCGATGGGGCAAACTCCTGTTTCTCCTCTTGAGAATGGGCTGCCCATTGATAGCCCTTGGGAACAGCACATGCTCAGAGATATAGAACTCCTCATGGGGTGTGGGGGTATATTCCTCCTCCCTGACTGGAAGGAAAGCCGAGGGGCTCGTATCGAGCATGCTATCGCTAAGGAATTAGGATTACTGATTCTATCCATGTCATAACTAAACAATAATAGGAAGGAGGTAAAAATCATGAATAACAATCCACATCCACTAAGTAGGCAATTGGGGGAAGAGCTTTCTCAATGGCTCGTTGAGGTAGCTGAAAAGATCTCCGCAGAGAAGAATTTTCAAAAAAGGCTATCAAGATTCCCAAAAGAGATAAAAAAAGCTAAGCTCTTAGATTCAGATGATCAGGAGTTTTTAGAAGAGATTTTTGATTACATGCTGGATCTATCCTTTATTGCGAAAGAGAATAAAGAGGAGTTAGCGGATATCTATGAGGCTTACAATGGATTGTAAGCGGTTACCTGCTTAAAGCGTCCTTTCCTGAATGGGAAAGGGCGCTTATCTTTGCCTATAATCTAAAAAAAAATGAGTTACGAATTGTGTAATATAGGGGAGGATTTCACACGCGAGATCCGCCATGTGCTGCTCTTTGACGCGGCGAGTTTTACCTTTAACCAGAATCTAAGGGCGCTCACCCCCGATCCGAACGCTGCCCTTGTAAAACTACGAGTGGCTCACCCCAGCGGCTACAGCCGTAAGATAAGCCTCAAGGAACAAAATCATAATGACTACTTCGATATGAAAGTTACCTTTCCTGTGTATGAGCTGAGCAAGGAGGTGCGGCTGAAGCTGATATCCATGCACAAAAAGCGCAAGTATGTGGTGGCATTGGTATCGGCTCAGGAGATGCTCGTGGTGGGTAACCATAGGGAACCCTTTAGCCTTACTATAGATGACAACATCGTGGATAACGGTACGGGGAAGGATCTCTTTACCATTAGTCTAACGGGGCAAACGATCATCTTCCCTACTCTGGGGAAAATAACCGAGAAATTCCGAGTATTATTGTTCTTGCCACCAACCAATTAAGAAATGAGGGAATTAATCATTGTTGGCATTAATCATTATAAAAGCTGTCCTTTGGGGTGTGTAAGGGGTATATTACCTTTGCCGTAAATAAATACTAACCACAAATCTCTAACAACTAAAGAAATGATCCTATCAATAGAAAAAGAATACCTATTCTCCATCATTCCTGCGCTTGTAAAGGGTTTTAAGGACAATACTTTTGCGGCTTCTGAGAAGCTGGAGGAGGATTATGAGGCTAAGCTGGAGGTACAGGCGCGTAGTGGGAGTGCCAGCGGGCGGGATACTTTCCCCGTGGTAGTGGATATATACGGGGCAATCGTCAAGCATACGTCCTATGACTATATAGGTACTCAGAGCTATGGGCGCTACCTTCGGCAGTTGGACGCACACCCAAGTGTATCGGCTATCATATTAGACATAAACAGCGGCGGGGGTATGGTCTCAGGCACGGCAGAGCTTGCCCACATCATCAGGGGGATAGAAAA